AGCGACTCGGACGTTCTTGTTGAACAGAGCCTTCCAGAAGAAGTAGCCAGCGATAACGGTGGACGACCCAAGCTTTCGGGCTTTGAGGACCATTGTCTGGAAGTTAGCGTCAATCGCTTCGACGATCTCGACCTGGGGTTGGTTTAGGTTAAGGTTAACAACCTCACCGCTGGTGTTGACAATCTTTAGGTAGCGACACGCAAAGTACGTGAAGTCCTTACGGCACTTCAGCAGTTCTGATCGCACCCTGCCTTTGTTTAGTTCCATTCGAGGTTGGCTTCACGGGTCTTACGAGACGATGACTCGAGCATAATCTTATGGCTGTTCTCTAACCACTTGATTAGCCCTTTAGCAAAGCGCACTTGCTCTTCCTCGTTGCCTTTGAGGTCTTCATCGAAGGTATCAAGAAACTCAGCAAACTGATGCAAGCGAATCAGGAACATCTTTTGCTTCTGGCGAAAGTGACGCTTATCAATCATGTCGAGCGCCTTCTTTGTGATGGCGGCTTGCTGTTTGGTGATGATGGTGGTCGTTAGAAAGTTCTCTTCTTCGGTGAGCCCGGTTTCTACGATCTTCTTGTTCTCATCTTCTTTGGCATAGGCATCGAGGGAGTACTTGATACTCATCATGCAATCGACGCACAGACGTTCAATGACTTGGTTGTTGGCTCTCATTTTTGGCATGTCGTAACTCATCCTTCAGGGCAAAGAACATACGCCTAAGCTTGGCGATGTCCGACTGGTTATCTTCTACAATCTTATTGAGTCGCTCGATATTTTCAATAGCGTCTTCAACGCGCTTAGTCCACGCATGCGCTCGGTTGAGCGTGTAGATCAGGACAACCACCAGCGCTCCATCAGCGCCATTGAGTACCATCTTTATTAGTTCGATGGTATCTGCACTCACTGTACGACCACAGGTTTGGGGGTTGCTTTGCGCTTCTCGTCTTCTTCATCCAGCTCGTCGAGCAATGCCTCAAGTGAGGTGTCTGCACCCTTCTCATCGATGTTCCATGTTCGGCGCTCGTTACGGATCTGAGCAGTGATGACATCAGACAAGGTCTTCAGAGCGTGTGCCTTTTTAGAAACCTCGGTATCTGGGATCTTATCAACGGCCTCGAGCAGGCTTGCTGCACGATCCATGATCTGTTGCGAGACGGACTTGTGCTGATCAATCACCTGCTTCATGTCCACTTCACGCTCTTGGATGTGCTCCACAATGCGCTGCTCAGCTTCCTTGCGTGCCTTGGACAGCATGTCGTCACTGATAACCGAGACTTCCCTAGACCACTCTTCGCTTTTCTTGCGCCTGTAGACGGCTGCCTCAGTCAGGTTAAACGTATCCGCTAGGTGCTTGACGGGAACACCGGCTTCGTACTCGGCACGGATCTTAGCCCATACCGCTGCTGGGAGGATAATGCGTGGCTTGCGAGACATTACGTGCTCCTAGTAACCTAAAAACAGCTTAGCGTTTTTCTCGCCCAGATCGAAGATGTGGACTTCCTTAGTTCCTGGTTTACCACCGAAAGAGTGAATGCCCTCGACTTCGACAGCCATCACTTTCGTCTTACCGTTCTGCTTAACAAGCCGGTAATCTGCCCCGCCTTTGTGATCTTTAAGGAACGCAAGCGTGTTCCTAGCCTCCGGCCCTGCATCTTCAGGGTCGATGTATTTTAAGCCAGGTATTGCATCCAGCTTTTTAGCGCCGGCACCCATCTCAAACCGGGAGTGACCCTTGAGGTACTTGAAAGAATCCAAACGCTTTACTTTGGCTTCAGCAGCTTTGCGCAGAGCCTTTGCCCCTTTACCAGCAAGCTTTGCAACCCTGCCTACGGGAACCACCGCCATCACAAGTTCTTTGGCGCCTGACTTCACAGCGTCTTTAAACTCTTTTTTTGATACAGGGCCTCGTTTCTCTCGGTACTCTTCTAAGTTTTTCGGGTATGCCATGGTGCTAACTCCATTTCGTTTTGTCAGCCCAGAACGCTGCGCTCATCTTACCCTTAGCAATGTTTCGAGCGTGTCTGGATTTGAATGATTTACGTTTCATCTTCATGCGGTGCGCTGCTTCTGTACGGTTGGTGCTCATGATCCTGCTGCCCGCTCTTTAGCCCACTCATCAACGCCATGCGCAATAGCAACACCAACCCTTAAAAGCCCTTCGGGGTTCATTAGTTCCTTGGCTCGTGCGTCGTCTAAGAAGAACGGCTCCAAGCAGACACCGCAACCTTTTCCGGACCAAACACCTGATATCGTGTTGTAGGCATTTTTTGTCCAATCGTCTGGTGTTGCCCCCAAGCATTTTACTGGTGCTTCACCTAACAACCCTTGCAGTTCTGTAGCAATAAACGCTGATGCTTGTTTGCCCATCGTGCTGCGCTTGTCAAAAAACAGGGCACCGTAGGAACCACCACCTGCGTTCAGGTGCCCTGACATATAAATGCACGGCCCATTGTAGTGCTTGAAAACAGCGTTTGCTCTGCGGTGTCGATCGGAATAGCGCCCGTCACTTATAGGCATAACAACATGACCAAGTTCCCGAAGGGTAATTTCTGCTTCTAATAAGTACTGAGCAACCATGTGCGCTTCGTGCTTTTCGATCACCCTGGAATAAGCCCCAGTGTCTTTCATGTTGTGCGGCTTGCCGGTATGCTGCCGATCTAAAACAACCAAAGCCATAAAGCCCTCCTTCTCATGCTAGCCCTTTACCTAGGCCATGCTGTAAGTACTGCTTACCTTCACGGGTTGCCTTGGCGTCTTTCTTGGCTTGCTCCCATTTAGCGGGATCGGTCTTAGTTGCTGTCTTAGCCATTACTTCTTCCGGGCTTTAGCTTCCGCTGCTTTGCGCATCGCCTTCTTGGTTTCTGCTTCGTCAAGAATCTTGTTGATACGTGCTGCTTCTTTTTTGCGTGCAGCGACTAGGGCCTCCTTAGACGTGCGCTCGTATTTTGGTGTCCGCTCAGCGTATCTGGCATCTAAACGAACACCGAAATCCGTCATGCTTGGCTGCGACTGAGCTGGCTCACCTTTCGCAAGGCGCTTAGCGGCAGCCCGAAAATACGCTGGGTTATCTTCTATGACTTTTTTGTCAAAGTTTCTGAGGCCACCAGCTTTCTTTTGTCGCCGACGCAACCGCTCGGTTTCAAGCTCATCGAGCCTCTCAGCTTTTTTTCGGGGGCTTAGTTTTGCAAACCCAGGGCTTGCCTCTTCGAGCCTTACGCTCTGCACCGCATGATGACGGTAGGTGTTGTCGTCATCCACAAGAAGCGGTTCTTTGACGGTCCTCATTTTAAAGTTTGGCTTCTTCTTAGCCATTAGACTTCCTTCCCGATTACAGCGCTAATCTTTGCGTAGTGTTTACGCATTTCACCTAGGCCCTCTTTGATCAAGGCTTCGGTATCCTGCATCTCTTTCTCGATGGCGTCTAGTCGTGTTACCCACTGGAGCCTTTCGTCGTCATACTTCTTAACGACTTCCATAAAGCGATCTCGCACTTCTGCTTCACGGCGATTGCAGTCTTCCATTTGTTCGCGGAGCTGCTTTTGAAAGTTATCCGTCAGATCATCAAGCCGTTTAGCCATCTTCAAATACAGCCAGAAGATCGCACCGGACGCTAAGCCTAGAGCACCGAAGTC